CAATACCAGAAGAACCTGGAGGAACGTCTGCGCCGATGCTTGAGCTGTAGAAGTGACGAATCGGAGAAATGTTACCGAACACTTCATCGTTTAGTGCTGTGTTGTTTGGTGCGCCATATGGGTTACGTGTTGCATCGCCAGTAACAGTTTCTGCATAACGATAACGTAGTGTGTACACCAGACCAACTGGACCGGACATTGGCTGAACACCAACGAGCTCGGAAGCAATTGTTCCTGGAATGATACGACGAATCATCGGGATCAGGATTTTACGGAAACCTGCGATGTCGTGCGCCTGTGTTACGCCTTGTCCGCCTGCTGCACTTTCAGAGATCAGCTGATTCTTCTGGTTTTCCAGCAGAGGAGCGACGAGTTCTTGTTTACGTGCGTCCAGACCTTCAAGCAGTGCTGCTTTAGTTTCGGACCAATTTTCAAACATTTCGTACATTTTTTTACTCCCTTAGTAAATTAGTTGGGTTTGAAGTTATTATGAGATACCTGCCAGCTTACGGAGATGAGCGAGCTTGTCAGCATCTTGCTGCTTCACACGGTTCTCGTTTTCTGTCAGAACATCTTGATTATCACCAGTTACGGCTACGCCTTCTGTTACTGGTTTCTGTTTCTTTACTTCGCCCTCAGCTAGTACTTTGCCTTCCTTCTCTGAGTTAGCGGCGTCACCTGACGTCTCACGAAGCACGCGGCCTAAAAAGACTTTGTATGCTTCTTCTAGGTTATTGGTATCAACGTTCTTTAGGATAGCCTCCATAACTTCGCGTGAACGGCCGGAAAGTGGGGATAGGATTTTTGACATCTTATCTTTGCGTTCCATTTCAGCCAGTTTACGCTCAGCTTCAACAAGAGCATTCTCGACGTCAGCAAGGCGCTCTTCTGTTTCACGGAGGGATACTTCTGCTGATTCCTCATCAGCATAAGATTTTGTGAACTCATCAGCAAAAGCTTCAAAGATTCGACGGCCGAATTCGTTTTGACGAACGACATCGATATCTTCGCGGAGTTCTTCGATTTCTGCAGCCAGACGGATTTCAAGGAATGAATCGATTTTTTCAACAAGATCAGCAAGGTCGCCTTTCAGCTCATCAGCCATTGCAGCTTTGGCTTCAACCAGCTTTTCTGCAAATTCAGCTTCGAGATCGCGGAAACGCTCGACATCTTCTTTTAGTTCTTCCAGTTCATTCTCAAGAAACTCACCGACTTTTGAATCGATAGCTTCAATTAGGGTATCTTTCTCTTTGACCCACTGCTCAGTGAGGTCAGCACGAACGTCAGCAGCTGCTTCTTCCTTTGCAGCTGCAATAGCTTCGTTCAATTGCATCTTGAACGCTTCTTCCAGTTCGACTTTTGTTTCTTCGGACAGGACTTCAGCTTCAAGGAGTTTTTGCAGCAACTCGTTCATTGTGTAATTCTCCTTACGTTAAATTGTGTAACGTGTTATTTCACGTATACTTTTACACATTACTATTTATACTAATGTGGTCTACCAACGGAAAAACCGCAGCCGAAGCTGCGGTTTTTTCTTTATAAAACAACAAGTTAGTTATATCTAATTTTTTTCAATTTTTATTTACGTTTCGCAAACATTCCTTCACTCAACCACTTTAAAATCTCTTTTTTAAAGTACTTTTGAGCGGCTGGGTCGTGGCGAACAGCTTCAGCAAGATCGACAATATGGTGACCATTTCGGATCAGATCAAGCGATTCTTGAATCGTTTGTGGGTATGCGTTTGGAGCGGAAGGTTGTGCAACGATATCAACCGTCACAAACTGGAATCCACTGACGCCACCCGATTCATTAACTTGACCGGCGCCGCGAGAGGAAACCCCAAGACCGACTCCTGCACCAACAAGCTCCCTAGCAATGTTGCCCATTGGCGTGCTTAGCAAACGAGCTTTGCCATGCGCGTTAGAGCCATCCATACGCATCTCAGTGATAACGTGAGACACACGATCAAGGTTGATCGTTAGTGTCTGTGGATGATCCAATTCTCCCATGATTCCATTACGCTCTTTAATTGTAGCTTGAGCAATTTTCACAGCTTCTTTTATTTCCGTCGATGGATATACACGACCGTTACGGTTTTTGATATCTGCCTGCATAAAAATACCAGACAGATATGTGTTTTTTCCATCTTGTGTACTTTCTGTGATAATATTGGCTTCTGTTGGGAGAAGCTCTTCTACTAGAAGTTCGGTTTTCATAATTGTCTTTCCTTAGACGTTACCTGTCCCCATGTCGTAATCACGACCGTCATCGTAATGAGCGACGCTACCCTTGTTGACATTTTCGTCAGCAAATTTTGGCCCTTTAGCACCTGTTAGATTCGCCTTGTGTGGCTTGTTCTTGAGGCTATTACCTTTCGTGGAGGTGTCGCCATGGTTACCGTGCTTTGGTAGTCCGGCCTTTGCTTTGGTGTCGTTCGACTTCTTAGGTTTATCACGAAGGAAGTTGCCGCTGATTTTGCCTTTGTTTGCATTTTCTTTTGCAAATTTTGGTCCTTTGGCGCCAGTAAGATTTGCCTTAGGTGCGACGCTTTCTTTAACTGACTTCTTGTCATCATCATCATCATCGTCATCATCGTCATCATCGTCATCATCGTCACAATCTTCGTCTTTCATCTTCTTGCGCTTATCTTCATCAGCCTTTTTTGCTGACTCTTTTTCGTCACCATCTTCGTCGATGTCAGCAAAGTCAGGCTTTGCCTTCTCGTCTTCTTTCTCGCCAAGAATCAGTTCGCGTGTTTTTGCTTGGAGGTACGCATGCAGATGATCTGCTGCAGCATTTGAATCACCAGAGATCAATGCTTCAACCATTTTGTGGACAGCTTTAATTTTTTCGTCAGCTGTCTTTCCTTTTATCTTTTTGACCCGTGCCATCATTCACTCCTTGTTGTTCTTGTTTGCAGAGTCGGGGTTTTCGGGATTGAGAATTTCGCTCATTTTGCCCTGCAGGTACTCGTGGAAGTTTACCTGTGCTTGTTCCGATCTCTGATCAATTAAATTGTCAAGCATGTCTTTTAGTTTTTCAGTGTCAGACATGTTCCCACCTCCTATTTATAGTTGTTATTAATATTTAGGTTATATTTTATGCTGGCTCACCTGGTGGAGGGCCACCTGCTTCAGCACCAGCACCGGCTTCACCGCCTGCTGCGCCTCCTTCTGCGCCCATGTCTCCTTCCATGCCACCAGCTTCCATTCCCATGTCCATGCCACCTAGGCCGCCGCCCATCATTCCGCCACCACCTAGGCCGCCGCCCATGCCGCCCATTTGGTCACCACCGCCATAGATCTGTTGGTAATCTTCTTTACCGCCATCAGGATCAAGGCCGCGTTCTTCGCGAAGCATTCTCTCGTTGCGAATAATTTCTTCATCAGTAAGCATGAGGAATCGTTTGAGGATGAACCGCTTCGAGAAGTACTGAATGCCATCAGCAGATCCGTAACTCGACAACAGCTGACTATCCAGTTCAAACTGACGATACTTGCCGAAGTTAGAAGGCTCAGGTAAGCGGAGTCGATACATTGACTCATCGATGAACACATTAACTTCTTTCAAAAATTTCTTAAATTCTTCGTCGAATACTTTTTCCAACCGACCTTGCAACCGCATAATGTATAATGCAAAACGCAGTTCTTGGATATAGGCAACACCAACTTTACCATCGTTGAAAATCTGACCACCATCTTGCTGTTCAAGCATGTACGATGCTGGCACCTTCAAACCACGCCAGACTTTCTTTTGGAAGTATTCAAGGTCACTTAATTCGCCAAGACCTTGACCACCCGGAAGGACTTCAACCTTCGTTCCACGGCCGTCAGGACGGGATGCAAAATAGAAATCTTCTGACATCGAATGTGGGTTATAGACAGAATCAACCTCCATTTGCCCACCCTGCATGTTTGGAATTTTCTTCTGCTTGATCTCGTTCTTTATCGTCTCAAGATATTGTTTAACACGCTGTGGTGGCATTTTACCAACGTCAATGTAAAACGCGCGGCGTTCTGGTGCGCGTTGAACACGATAAATGATAATCGCATCTTCAAGTAGTTCTTTTTGTTTATGTGCTCGATATACAGGACGAAGAACCGACTCACCAAACGGTGCTGTATCTGACATATCATCATTCAACGTAAAACGAACAACTTCGCGCGCGTCAAGAATTTCTGTTTCGAATTGTTGTTCTTGCTTAGCGCCAATAGGAAGCCCATAACCACCAGACTTTGGTTTATTAGCATTTTTCTTTACTTGCCATGCGACAACTTTCGTTGCATCTTCCGCATCAACAATTGCCGCAATAACGTTTTTAGGGTGAATAAATTGCCATTTTTCGAACGGTGTTTTACCTTTCTTAAAGAAACAGTCGCCATACTTTAATGTCATTCGCGATACGTCAAATATCTTGTTTTCCCAGTCGTGTATTTGGTTCCACCGACGCAATGCTGCATTTATTGTTAATACCGCTGAGCTCTCGACGTGCTCTTCGTCTTCTGATAAGATATCGATGTCTATTGGGTCGTCAGTTTTGGGGTTGTTGCCCGACATTTCTTCAGCCATCGTGTCCAATGCACGAGATACTTCAACGTCGTTGTCCATGAGATCATACTCACGGTAACGCGTCATCCTTGAGGCAGAGCCTTGGACGAGCCGTTGATACCACGTGTAGTTGTTATACGCACCAGCATCCGCCATTTCCTGGCTGTCCGTCATTTTGACATGACCAGGTTGTGGTGTTATAAATTTGAAGTAACTAACCCATTTTGCCATATTATTTTCCTGCGTTTATCTTATTTATCATGACAAAATATCGGTTTAACCAGCAGCAGGGACATGAGTCCATGTTAAACGTGGCTCTTTTTTCTTAGACTTTTTAGTTTCGTCAAGTTGCTCTTTGGCTGTTTGATTCCCTTCATCAGCTTTTTGTAGATGTTTTTCTAGCAGCACTTGAACTTTTTTCGTTCCTTCACGCTCGTTCTCTATCATCTCTTCAAGTTTTTTGATCTGCGTTTCATACAGTTCGATTGTTTTTTGTTGAGTTGGGTCATCACGATCTAGTTTTTCTATTTCCGCTTTGAATGTTTTCAAACTGCGTTCATGTCCAAGGACTTTAGCGTCGCTGTGAGCTATGTCTTTGCGCCACACTTCAGCTGGTGTCATAATTTGTTCTGTGGGTGTCGCTCCTCGTTTCGATGTTGCTTTAGCAGCATCACGACGCCGTTCCCCTCTAGTCCTATCGTCTTTGTCGCCAGAAGCAGCAGCGATTATCCCTGCGATTAGTCCACCACCGGCAAGAACAGCAAGTATAGCAGGAATCAATGGCCCTAGCAAGCCTGCTAATCCTCCTGCCAACCCTAGTTTGCCTAACATACCACCCGCTGCAAGCGTTCCTACCCCTGCAGCTATCGTTCCAAGTAATTTCCCCCACGGTCCAGTGAACAACTTTTCGATACGTTGAAAAATTAATAGCATGCCTCCTAACTTTTCGTTTCGTTGAACAGCAGCGGCATCCAAACTCTCTAGCTTTTTGTATTGTTCAGTATTTAATTTTGCAAAATCACTATTAGGTCCTAGTATATTACCTAAGCCGGTTGTGTCAAGCATTTGGGACACCATCATTTCTTGACCTAACCCTTGTCCCATTACTTCACCAGTTCGTTTTTGCATTTCTGTCATCAATTCAGCGAATTCAGGAGTTGTAGTTTTACGCTGCCGAATCAATTCAGCAGCCCGCGCTGACTCAGCTCCCATTCCTAATGCTCCACCAACTGCTTGTAGTTTTGCTGCTTGTTTTAAGCGTTCTTTTGGCGATTGAGCTCCAAGCGCCGCCATGGCGTCGGCCGCGGCCATTGCTGCCTCTTGCGAAAGACCATTGACCTTCAGTTGTTTAATAGTTTGTTGGTATTGTTCTATGTACAAACGACGTTGCTGTCTGTTAAGTCGGTATATGTTAGATTGAACTGCCTGCGATTCGCGCATTTGTTCATTCATACTCATGAACTCTTCAGCTGTCATTGAAAATACAGTATTGAATTCTTTGAAAATTGCGTTTTGGCGATCCATGAATGCGCGTGTTTCTTGTTCGCCTTGGACACCATACTTTCTTGCTGTTTCGAATGATGATGCTTGAACTCGAACAGCATCACGAAGATCTCCTGTGTATGCTGTTAGTACTCCTGCTCCTTCAATCACTTTATCTTGGAACTGATCCAATGTCATGTTGGAAGCGCCGATTGATTGACGATACTGGGCTTGTAGTTGCGCGAATTCTTCTGGGTTCATCCCAGCACGAAATGCATCAAACGAATCTAAGACTTCGGTACCCATTCTTAATGGGCCTTGGACGACATCCATGAATTGGACGTACAATAACGACGCCGCACCAGCTACTTTAGCGAATATACCCGCTACTTCTTTTCCTTTTGTAGTTATTTCACCTAATGCACCTCCTTGTGCTGCATATGCGACGTTTTGTTGTGCACTAACATTTTCGGCAACGGCTTCTTTTAACAATCCCATATTTTCAGCTGCTTCTGCCGTAATACTGCTGTATTTTTTTAGAAACTTTACTGATTCTTCTTTTGCCTTGGCTTCGTCTGTTTGTGCCAAAGTTGTAATTTTGTGGAGATGCTCGATGTCCTCTCTGAATTGCTCTACTCCTTCTAGAGTTTTCACTTGGGAAATCATTTGTTGTATTATCGGATTGGTGCTGTTTTGGAATTGAGATTTGAAAATTCCAGGGATTTTTTCAAGTTCTTCGAAGCGCAAATCTTTGACTGACTGTTCGAATGTATCAGCAACTAACTGCATTTTCACGTCATGGTTTTTGTTAAACTGCTCAAATCGTTGTGCGTATGACTTTGATAACTGTTGCCAGGTACTAGTCATTGTTTTCTGAGCAGCTTCTACTCGCTTTTGATGTGCATTTTGCTCGGCATGAGATTTTACCGATCGATTTAGCGCCTTTTCAAGATCTGACCATTGTTTACCGGCGCCAAGATTTCCGCCTTGCGTAAGTGTGCGCAACAGATTAATTATCTCAGTACCTTGATTTTCTGTTATTCCAGTCATGTCAAATATAGACCCTTACAAATCTTGTATATTCTTTTATTTATGCGGGGGATATGCGGCTATAAATACCGGTATATAGATCTCGGAGATAACATATATGTCAGAACAAACAAACCCACTACTACAACGTATCAGATTGCCTGGGGAGACATTCCCTCTCCCATCTGGCGGACTTTTTTATGGTGATGGGATTTTAGACCCATCAGTCACTAACGCCGAAATCCACGTTCATCCAATGACAGCTCTTGACGAGATAGTGATGAAGACACCAGATTTATTGTTTAGCGGGAAAGCTGTCGATCAAGTGTTTGCACGGTGCATTCCGCATGTTCTTAAACCATCTGAATTATTGGCTAAGGATGTTGATTTCTTGCTGACGTGTCTGCGTAAAATTTCTTACGGTGATGAGATGCAAGTTGACTATAAACACAGCTGTCCGAATGCAAAGACACATACATATGCAGTAAGTGTGAGTGATTTTATCCGTAACGCAAAACGAATTGACCCAACAAGCATCACTAAGGATTTTAGCGTGGATTTTCCGAACGGACAAAAGGCAAAAATACAGCCAATTAAGTTTTCTGAATTTGTTAATCTTATGCAGTCGATGAATACCGAAAGGGAAGATGAGATGACACCAGAGAAGTTACGGGATGCCATGATAGACACGATCGCTGATATCGTAGTATCGGTAGATGAGGTAACAGATAGACGCATGATTCGAGAATGGTTGATGGAACTTTCGCCACAATACCTAACCTTGATTAACAACAAACTTAACGAATCATCTGATTGGGGTCCTGATTTTGATGTTACTGTAACATGCAAAGATTGTGGTGAGCAGATAACATTTACTGCGCCGTTGAACCCATTATCTTTTTTTACCTAACGCTTAGATCCCGTGACTCGGCTGCCATCCAAAGGATGTTTGGATCTTTGCGAAGAGATATTGAAGCCATTATTGATGAGGTAATTCAATTATCATACTTCATGCGAGGGGCGATTTCGTATGAAGAATTGATGTTCCGGACGCCGGGTGAACGGCAACGGATTGGGCGGTTTATAGAAAAACGTCTTGAATCAGAATCAAAAAGCATGCATCCTGTGTACTAATCATACAACTTGATATGCTTCCCGCCACCACTTGGGAATCATGTGATATGCGCTTTTATACAGGTATGCCCACGATTGATCCAATAGGTAAACGTTGCCCCAATCATCT